TTCAGCGAAATGTCGGGTCAACAGGATGAAGTAGGAGACTTTTTTGCTATGCATATAAATCGTCACTCCTACAGATTTTTTGAGCGAACACAATGAGAGCACAAGAACTTATCATTGACAACGATCAAGACCATCGTCGTGAATTAGAACGCACAGGCTTTTGGGGTCGTGCTGCAGCCGGCAGTATTATATTTGCAAAATCAACTAATAGATTTTGTTTAGCACATAGAAGCTCGAGAGTTAAAGAACCTAATACTTGGGGTATATGGGGCGGTGCAATGGATCTCAATGAAGATCCAAAAAAGACAGCATATCGAGAACTTTACGAAGAAACTGGATATTTGGGGGAGGTAAATCTTCAATATCTCTGGACATTTAAACATCACTCAGGATTTACCTATACAAATTTTGTAGCTATAATTGACGAAGAATTTATCCCAAAATTAAATTGGGAGACTCAAGATTTTATTTGGGTCGAATTCGGAAACTGGCCCACTCCATTGCATCCTGGGGTATCGATTATGTTAAATCGCGCAGATGTACAAGAAAAATTAGTTAACTTACTGGTTTAATTGTTGTTTTTTCCCCACTGTTGTAATTTTACAACAAAAAATAGGTTGACAATCCTTTTAAAGTATTGTACAGTAACACCATGTTCGGAAGTTTTTTAAGTTAAAAAACGGTTGACCGAAATATTTTTTTGTTATACAATTTAACTTTAAAGGAACAACAATGTATAAAGATTACAAAGTTACATATAGTGTTGGTAGTCGTGATGGATCGGTTTTTAGGCCCAATACTAATACTTATCTGCTAGAAACTGTAGTACGAGCTATCAGTCCTACGCAGGCACAGAGCATGGTTGAATCCCAAAATGGTGGATACCAGCATTGTTCGGTAAACCGTGTTCTTCCCCTGTAAAAATATCGGTTGACCGGCAATTTCTTTTGTTGTATAATTTAGGTTCACTTGTAGTTTTTTTTAATCTCAATCCGTAAGGAGTTTTTATGTTTAAAGTAGCTGGTGTTTCTGTTCGTGATAATCAAATGAAAGTTCGTTGGGCTAGTGACATGACTCGTATCAAGGTACTGGTTAAAACCGGTCACACTGATATTAATCTTGTTGAGCTTCCTGAAACTATGGACAAAGGTCAGGCAGTGACTTATCTTAAGACCACTGAACTGTATTCCAATCCTCAGTATCGTGAGGCCATTGATGCAGCTGATGCCAAATATAATGGCGATAGTCCGGTTAAAGCAGTTCGTTCTTCTAAAGACACTGCTAGCAAAAAGTCTTCAACTGTAAAGACTAAAGCTACCAAAGTAGCTCCTAGTCTAGATGCTATTCGTGCACGTACCACAGTAGCAACAACTGAGACTGCTCAGGAAGATAGTTCAAAAAAGCCGGCGGTACAGGAGACCGTATAAGTCGCAATCGGGGGACCGGTTCCCCTGCCTTGAAAGAGTACCGTCTTCCTAATGGCCACGTACTACATATTGGAGAGCGGGTTGAGATTATGATTCGATCCCGTGATGATACCATCTACAGTACCACTGGCTATCGAGACTGGACTCTTCAGGGCACTGTGATTGCACCTTTTGCCTGGGCAGATGCAGACACAGTCAGTCTGCATACTGCCTGCGCTAATGTGCCTAATCGAGTTGTTGGGATGGATCGTATCCTCTCAATCAAACGTGTGGGCACTACTAATTCCAGCAATGTTGCCGATCAGCAACTGATGCCAACCTGGACCTTTGCCAGTTCGAAAGGTTCAGTATATACTGTAACACAACAAGGTCGTCGTTACTCTTGTACCTGCCCTGGCTTTCAATTTAGACGTCAGTGCAGACATGTTGAACAAGTTCGTGAACAGCAAAAGGAAGCAGCATAAGATTATGGATTACAATCGCGAATTACTCTGCAAAGATTGTCGACACTCATATAGACCGTGGACTAACAAAATCATGTTTCTCAAAATTTATTATTGTCGTTTACCCGAGAATCAAGATAATGCAGAATTTAATCCGGTGACTGGAGAAATGGAAGGTGGCGGATATCGTAGTTGTCGTGTTGCTCGTATGAATTCGGGAATCTGTGGACCCGATGCTCGTCATTGGACTCCAAAAAATTCACGTCGACATTTGTTCACTGTACTTAAACAAAATTATGATCGTACAACCTAAGGTGTAACTATGGGACTTGATCAATATGCATATGTGGCCGCACAGGCCGGCGATAATGCCAAATGGTGGGAAGGTGCTGAACTAGATCCAGAAACTCGTCAGTACAAACACCTCACACTTACTAAACCTCGCGAAATCGCGTATTGGCGTAAACATCCAAATCTTCAAGGATGGATGGAACAACTTTGGATCGAAAAAGGTCGACCTGGGGGCGGATCGGGGCAAGAGGATAACTGGAGAGACGGATTCAATGGTATTGAACTTGAGCTGACCTGGCAAGACATTGAAAAATTAGAGCAAGCAATTCTAAATAAACAACTTCCCTACACACAGGGATTCTTTTTTGGGAATCCCTCAGACGACGAATATTACGAGCAAGATCTTAAATTTTGCCGTGATGCTCGTGCCGATCTGTTCTTAGGGCTAAAGGTATTCTATAATAGCAGTTGGTAACAAAATGAATTATAAAATCCATCGAACTCAGGTACGAACTTTGCGACAGTCGGATCCTGACTTTCAACTTCGAGATGGAATGGTAATTACTCCTCGTGCTGGATTTGAAATCCTATCCGGATGTCCTATTGAGTACAAGAAAGTTATACAAGTATGTATTAACAATGGATGGCTACGTCCTGTAGCACATATTTTAGATCGAGATCTTATGTGGGAAAAACTTCAAAATGAATAATCAAGAATTGCGTAATCTATTGCATCAACATGAGCTTATTGTTACTTTTACTAAGGCCGACGGTGAAGAACGTGTAATGCCCTGTACACTAAAACAGGATCTAATTCCCCCGGCACCACTTGTAGAAAATACAAGAAAAAATAATTCGGACCCAAATCTATTTAAGGTATTTTGTACCGATCGTAACCAGTGGAGAAGTTTCCGATTTGAACGTTTAATTAAATTTGAAATTGTGAACTAACATGGAAATGGAACGCCCTAAAGAACAAATTATTACACAGATTGATCCTAGCACTGGATCAATTTTAATTACTATTCCAGTTGAACTTGTTAAAGTATTAGGTTGGAACAGTAATAGCAGTATTGTTTATATTGCCGACCCCGAGCAGTCAACTTTGATTGCAAAAATGGCAAAATAAACTCTTGCATACTTTTTACAAAGTGTGCATAATTACAAAACCTGACAAACAGTCAGATTCTTAATAAGGAAAAAATATGTCATTTACAACTATCAAAACTACACAAAAGCAGTTTCTTGAATCATATCTTCGTGGTACCGAGCGCAGCCTAACCAGCCGTCAAGCTGATACTCTCTTTGGTATCAAAAATCTTCGTGCTCGCATTTCCGAAATGCGTCAGACCGGTCTAATTGTACGTAAAGATTTTACTCAAGATGGCCTAACTAAATACATGGTAAGTGCTCGTGACCTTAGTGGTAGCCGTGCTCGTGTATTTGCCTAATTAATTTAATTAGAGCTATATAAAGGCCGCCTAGTGCGGCTTTTTTTATGTCAAGGAGTTAAGAATGGAAAGTCAATTGCCTAAACTGATCCCGGGAAAAGACATTGATTTAGCACCCGGCGAACGTATTAATATTGTAAAAAATAAAATCAATGGCGAATTATTTTACTCCAGCAATAAGTATGAACAAGAAATCAGCGGAGAAAAATTTGTAGGTATCTTCAAAAAACCTGTAAATAAACAGGTAAAAATTAATTGGATGCGTAGAGACCATTTAATTTCTGTAGGCAAAGGAATAAATCCGAGATGACAAATAAAAATTATAGCCTCGATACCGGTGTATCTATTGAACCATTAACTCAAACTTCATTGTTTGCAGACTCCGATCATATAGATATAGATAAACTATTAGAAGATATTAAATCTTATGATCTAAATCAAAATAGTGTTGGTAATCAAACTAGTATTGGTCAAATTAATACCCTGACCACTGATATGCTTACTTCTATTAATACATTAAGTTTGGGACCTTATACAACTGGAGTACAGAACAGTTATATTGGTAATTCAACTTCCAATGGTGCAGTAGGAACAATTAATATCGGAACTAATACAGGTTCTACTTGGCAACAAAGTTTTAATTTTGAGAACGAAAACGAAAAACAAATAACTAAAATCGTTCGAAAAGAACTTAAACCAATTATCGAAAGATTGGCTATTTTGGAACAACCATCAACTGAAGTATTGGAAACATTTGAATCATTGAAAATGGCCTACGACCATTACAAAATGCTCGAAGCTTTGATGTCTAGCGAAATAGAAAAAATTAAAAATAAAGCTTGACCAAAATATAAAAATATTGTATAATACAAATACCATTAATTTCTAGAGTAAATTATGATTGTGGTATTTGATATTGACGGTACATTAGCCAGTGCCGATCATCGAATTCATTGGATTAAGACAGATCCAAAAAATTGGGCTGCTTTTTATGCTGGTATTGGCAACGATTCGCCAATTGATCCAATTTGTGATCTAGCAAGAATTTTGTATTCTTCTGGACATCAAATTCTTTTTTGTACCGGACGAAATGAAAATTATCGTAACGATACTCAAACTTGGCTAAATCGACATAAAATTTATGGTAGTGCTCTCTATATGAGAGGCCAGGAAGATCGTCGTCCTGATTACGAAATTAAGGAAGATCTACTTAAACGTATTGTTGTTGATTATGGTCAACCCGATCTTGTATTCGAAGATCGTCAACAGGTAGTAGACATGTGGAGACGCAATGGAATCCGTTGCCTGCAGGTGGCTGCTGGCCAATACTGAAATGTTCCCCAACCAATTTTCAGTCATTCCTAACTTAGACAATGATATAGTTGGTTGGTGCGAACAATATATTAAAGGAGAGTGGACAGTGGATATACAATGGATGAACAATGATCCATTTACTCCTATAATGATTTTTAGTTTCAAAGAACCCAGCGATTTAACCTTTTTTATTCTTAGCCACAAAAATTAGTTGACAGTTTGACTCTTTTTATCTAGTATAGTGATGCTGTTGTTAATAGTTGAGCATAGTGCTCAGTAAAGTGACAACAGGGTCGGCAATTGTTGCCATTTAACCCGAGGAGATAGTAAATGCCCAAACGTCTTGTCCGTGAACTTACGGCAGTAGCTCAAGAAGTTGAAAATCAACTTTACGCCCATTATAGTATTACAAAAAAAGAAATAAATGCTTGGCGTCTTCGCGCTCAAAGTCTAAAATATCAATTTCCAATTTGTTCAACAGTCTCTATTAATGACCTCTGGATTGACTACGAAGTTCAACGTGATGTAATTTATAAACATATTATCAACATAGTTAAAAAATGGGATCCAAGAATTTGTAGCCCTGGATCTGCTTGTCGTGTAAAAGGTGGAGATAAAATTTATCTTTACGATGCACAACATCGAACCATTGCAGCCGCTATTCTAGGCTACACTGAAATTCCCTGTGCTATTGTTGAAACCGATGATCCGAATTTTGCGTCTTATGCCTTTGAACTACTCAACGACACTGGCGTAAAACGACTGACCCCAGGTGACCTTCATCGCAATGCACTGGTCCGTTACAAAAATGGAAGTCGTGAAATTAAAAATGTTCGTGCTAGAACTTTGCAAGATCAATTTGATCGCTTAGGCATCGATCTTCAAGATAAAGGATCACGTAATTCAGATACTCTACGTGGTGACCATGACTACTATTTTAGTCATTTTAAGTATGCACAGAAAGGCATTGAAGTCGACGAAACAGGAAAAACTCTGTTCGCTATTCTAAATTCTATTAAAACTACATTCCCGTTACAGGAAGAAATAGATCAAGGTTGTTTCATTGGTCTTTATGAATTGCATCGTTTGTTGTCTATTGATCGTAATACAAAATTACCTGACAATTGGATGTTGATTTTGTTAGAAAGTATTAAACCGACATTTAAGTCTAGTGCATTAATTCACTCCAAAGCCAAAGTACAGTTCGCTCATGTATTTCCTGGTGGCAGCTGGAATGCTCCTAGTGCAATGTCTAATTTTTTGCGAGAGTTGCATATTCGCAATGGTGGACAATTGAATTTACCCTATCATGGACAAGGTGCCAAGATGGGCATTGAGGAAGGCAATATTGTTTCTGGCTTGTTCCCGGAGGAAGTATGAGATACAATGATATATTGAATATTCAAAATTATGTCAGTGATGGCTTTGTTAAGGTCTGCGATGTGACTTTACAATATAATGATTGGATTTACAAAAATATCAATGAAGAAATAATGTACGCTCAACATTGTAGTTGGGTTTACTTTATTGTAGAAAACAGCCGGATTGTCAAATGTGGAGAAACTAGTAAACCCTTGGGGATACGAGAGAAACAATTTAGATATAAAATAGAAGTTCAACCTGTATCAAATTCTACCTGTAGATTTGGCCGATTAAGAAAAGGAGATGGTACAGATGCTTTTATTCGTAATTCACTTCGATATGATTTGTTAAATGGTCATGAAGTCAGTCTTTGGGCTAAAAAATGTCCAATTTACTGTTTAAAAGAAAGTATCAATGGAGTAAGTAAGACAGTACATACAACTATTCATAAAAATCTAGAAATAATGTATCTAGATTATTTTAAAAGTAAAGCATTTTGTTTGCCTGCATTGAATAAGACAACAAAGTAATGTTAAAAGAATCACTTGAACAATTTACTGCACCTATATATGGTCGGACACAACGTAGCAAGGAAACTTATAGAACCGTTGCACAACATTGTACTCGTCATTTAAACAGACTGGTCATCGATTATGGTCAAGTAAAAAATAATCAACAATTGCTTCGTGAAATTCGCAATGATATAGATTACTATTTACGAAGATATCATGAATATTGTCTCAAGCAACGTGATGGTATGGAAGCTCATTATCGAGAAGTTAATGCAGATCAGGACACTGATTTTGAGCATTTAATTCCTGCTGCTCGTGTACGTGATTTACTTTTAGCCGATGTTATTTCTGTTCAACAAGCGTTGAATGCCCCTACAGTCCGACTCAGTCGAGCCAAACATGTTCAACTAAAAGATGCAGGTTGGGCTAGTCAGACACCGGATATGTGGTTACCATTCCGACGTTATAGTCAAGTGTTTCCGGATGCAGTATTTGAAACCTATGACGGAACTACCATTGATCCCGAATCATGGACACTGGAAAATCATTATGAATATTTTAAACATTTGGTAATTGATGTCTAAACTAATAGTACATCGTTTTTTTATGAGCGACGTAGAAGATCCTGATCTTTATGCCGCTGAGCCATTGTATCAATGGGAACATTCAGAACAAGGTCAATTTGTAATGACAAATGCCTTGGAAACACCCGAATGGCATAGATCAGTGGTTCCTGATCGATATGGTTGGCAATACATTATTACAGCTCGATTAGAAGGACCGGCCTTGACAGAATATCTGCTACGTTGGGGCCAGTAATAAATTACAATAAAGAGATTAGCTATGACAAGATTGATAGGACGAGTTGAAAAAGGGTGGGGACACGAATTTATTTGGGTGTCCAATGATCGGTACTGCAGTAAGCTGATGAAGTTCGATGCCGGTAAACAATTCAGTATGCACTTCCATGCCAAGAAAGAAGAAACTTGGTATGTGCTAGATGGTCGATTTGAAGTACGCTGGATTGATACCACAGATGCCAGCGAAAAATCGCAGAGTTTGTTACCCGGAGATGTGTGGCATAATGAGCCACTAAAACCACATAGATTGATTTGTATTGAAGCTGGTACTATAATTGAAGTCAGTACAGCAGACTCAGTTGAAGATAACAATGGCCAAGAGGTTGAAATCTCTAATGCTGCAGACTGGGTAAAATTTCATAGTCCAGTAGTTCAAAAAACTAATGACCCATTTAAA